TGCACAAATATTAAATGTTTTTGGTGTTAGTGTGGGTATCAATGACTCTCGTAGAAAGCCTAGATACTCGCAGATAACAAGTCAGATGGTTAGCTATCATAGTATATCTTTTCGTACAAAGTTACCAGAATTTCTAATGCCACTGCATAGTAAGTATGACGATTTTGCTGACCATAGAGATAAGATGAATGAGCAGTTTAGATTTCCATACAGTGTTGTTAAACCCTTTGTTGACATTATTCAAAATAAGCTAAATAGAAATAACGGCTATGTTTATTTAGAGGATGGAACAAGACGAAGGGTCCCGCTACCATACTCTAAAACATGGTGTAGTTCCTACAAATCTGACTTTGTACTTGGCTATAAATTAAAAGGTCTTCAAAAGTTCTTCTATGACTTAGAGATGATTGAAGAGGTTAAGCAGCTGGATTTTATATTGAATGGGTACTTTGAGCAGATCGATAGAATCGAGCATGGAGAGTATCATTTTTATGACCTTGAGATAGATGACCCTAAGCATGCATATTGGTCAAATGGATTTATTAGCCACAATACTCTTGGTGTTGCTATTGCTGAGCTGATGGTTATGCTTCATGATCAGCGTGAGGTTGCGCATGTGGGGGCTATTCTTAGCCAGGCAAAGCGCTGTTATGAGTATCAGACTAAATTTCTTCTCAACGATAGAATTAAGCCTATCATCAACTCAAACTCTAGCGGTGATCCAATATTGGAAAAAATGAACATGGATAAGTCTGTGTTCAACTTGATGGATAGATATGGTTCAGGTAAGATACAAGCAACACTAGAAGTTCTTCCATGTACATTGAAAAGTGTTAATGGTCCTCACGTACCTCTTGTTGTTGTTGATGAAATTGATACTGTTTCTGGTGAGGGTCTAAAAGCTTTCAAAGATATTGCAGGTATGTTGGACTCAAAGGGTCAAAGAGAAGCGCTTCGAGTAGGTATTTCTACACGAAAATCTAGATATGGCTTAATGAATCAGCAGATTGAGCAGGCAGAACAAGCTGGCAGAACTGTAAAAAGATGGACTGCATTAGAGTTTTCACAACGTTGTCCTGATGATCGTTCTGGTAAAAATAAGACTGTTGCTTACTATAATGAAGATGATATGTTTGTTATTACTGAGGATCAGTTCAAATCCCTTAGTGTTCAAAAGCAGTCTGAATTTCAGAAAAACGAATTTCCCGGTGAAAAGTGTCTAAAGTGCCCTATTGCAGCAGCTTGTTTTGTCCCTGGTACACTTATTACTATGTCTGACGGTTCTGTGAAACCAATAGAGGATATTGAGATTGGAGATGTAGTTATTACTCACGATGGTTCATCTCATAGAGTGTATGATGTAATGCAGAGAGATGTGAATGAGGATATAAATGTAATAACAAGGTATGGGTCTAATATTAGCCTTTCTATGACAGGTGAACACCCATTGTTTACTGATCGTGGGTGGATAGAGGCAAAAGATGTAACTAGCGGTTATTTAGAAAATCAGAATAGAAAAAATTCTGATTATTTACGTTTACCTAAAGTAGATTTTTTAAATAACGATTGTTTTGATGTTGTCGAGTATTTAAGAGAGTGGTCTTTTATCACAGATTACAGTGATATGGTTCAATTATATAAAAAAGAGGGTAATGAAAAGCCACATAGATCTAAACCAGGTTCACGTATTAAAAGAAAAATAGACCTTAATAGGTCATTTGGGTACCTATTAGGAATTTATGCAGCTGAAGGGTTTGCAAAATCTGCAAGAGTGGATTTCTCACTTGGTCAAGAAGAGAATTTTATAGCCACCCTTATAGATATGCATGCAAAGCAGGTTTTAGGAATTGGATCGACTAAATACGACATAGTAAATCATAGTCGCTTTAAAGGTATAAAATCATATATTTACTCCACTACCGCTGCTGCACTGTTTGCTAAAATTTGTGGTACAGGTGCCAAAAACAAAAAACTTGACATGTCAATAGTTGCTGCAAACAGATCTATTGCAGAAGGTTTTGTAAATGGTTTTTGGCACGGTGATGGAGACCATCGCAAAGATTATGATTTTGATAGGTCTGGTGAGCTAAGTGTTGCCACAATATCAAAACAAATGATGTTTCAGTTTTATCAGCTATGTTCAATGTTGGGGTACCACACCAGCATAAGAAAAAATAAGAGTAGAATAGATCGGCAAGATTCTTGGCAAGTCAGGTTTGTCCGTAATAAGGTGGCTAAACATAGGTATCAATATGTTAGCGATTACGGTAATCATTTTAGAGTAAAGGGTAATAATGTTGCCCCTTATAAGGGGAAAGTATATAACTTTTCCGTAGAAACAAATGAGTCATACATTGCAAACGGTGTTGCTGTTCATAATTGTCTTGGTGATGCTAAGAATCAGTCAAGCAGCTCCCACATGCTAAAGCCAATTTCGGATCCTATTAAGAAAGCGATGGAAAATGGACCAGACTGGACATTGTCGCAGCTGTTTAATCTAAAACCTTCAATTGAAGGAATCGTATATAAAGAATTTAATGAAAAGCTTCATGTTAAGAAGTGGAATGAAATGTGGACTATACTCACAGGTTCTGAATATCCTGGAGAATGTGATCACGATGCTTTTGTAAGAAAGTGCCATCAAATGAAGCTATCTTGTTATGCTGGAATTGACTGGGGTTGGTCTAATCCATCTACCTTTGTTGTGTTCTTTGTTGATAGTCGTGAAAATGTATATGTGGTTAGAACAGAAGGTCAAACGTACACTAATAACCCAACATGGGTGCAAACTATTAAAAACAAATGGCATCACATGTATCGTGTTCAACTGTACTATCCAGACTTGGCAAACCCCGGTGATGCGATAACTATGAGACAAGAAGGTCTTCCCTGCCCTACGGAACAGAAAAAAGACACTATGGGTGGAATACAGATAGTTAAGAAGTGGCTTCGTAGTCTAGCTTCTCCAGTACCAAAGATATATTTTGCAGAAGACACATGTCAACACATTGTTAGAGAATTTGGGCTTTACCACTACAAAACAGATGCAGCCGGTCAAGTAACAGATGATCCCGCAAGTGAGCATGATCACTGGTTAGATGCTTTGCGTTATGCGCTTTATGAACTATTTGGTAAAAATAGGATGATGATGGTAGATGATGTTACTGTCGGTGTTGGTAGTGTTACAGACAGAATGGGTAATTTTACAAAAATGCCAACCCCATCTGAGTTTGCAAAATCCAGAGGAATACAGGTACAAGACTTAGATCAACCTATTGATACTAGTAAGTTAGGTAAAATAGGAACAAAGTCTGAGCTAGATGATGACGAAGAAGACGGATCTCAAGGTGGGTTCTTATGGTCTTTCTAGTGCTTATGGTGTAGAATATTAGTTAGCATTCGGAGATACTTATGGGACTGTTTGATAGATTAACAAAAAGTGTAAGAGATTCACTCAACAGTGATATTGAAGCCCTTAATAAGGCCGATGTGGTCCCTGATCCAAATAATATACCAGAAACACCACAAGATCCATCTAATGAACAGAAGATTGGTCGTCAGGCGATTATAGACGATCCCTACTACGACAGTGTTCAGCAACATTTTATTTTTAAGAATAAAACTAGTCGTTTAACTAATAAAACGCTTAGAGATACCTCGGTTAGAGATTGGTTGGTTTCAACAATCATACAGCATCGTGCTGATACGTTGGTTCAATTTGCAAGGCCTCAGAGGAAGCAGTTTGATACTGGTTTCAAGTTTGTAAAAAGAAACTCTACAGACAATTTAACTGAGCAAGAAAAACAAGAGATTGCAAATCTAGAAGAGTTTGTGTTGAGGTGTGGTCGTACTGACAAGACACCTATAGAAGATACCATGTCTTTCGCTGAGTTTTTAAAACTCACATCGCGCGACGCTCTAACATTTGGCCATATTGGTGTAGAGAAAATCTTAACAAGACGCGGTGCTATTCATAGATTTCGTCCAGTTCCTGGCGACTCGCTATATCTTATAAATCAAAAATCTCAGAAAGAGGTTATTGAACAGCATATTAAAAATGCTAGAACTTTATATAATAAAGCTAAAGAGTTTCAGTATGGCAATTCGCCAGAAGACTCATATGAGGTTAATAAGCCAGACACAGATTATTTCAAATATGTTCAGATGTCTGAAGACAATAGGGTTATGGAAGCATTTGGAGAACTTGATATGGTCTTCAAGCTGTTCAATCCACAAAACTTTTCAGATTCAAATGGCTACTGCTACTCTCCTCTAGAGCTGTCTATTATCAATGTTACAGCTCATTTAAACGTTGAGAATTATAATTCAAACTTTTTTACTCATGGATATGCTGCGCGTGGTGTACTTCATCTAAAAGGTACAGTAACACAGCCACAGCTGACAGCGTTCAGGAGGCAGTTCTATAACACTATTTCAGGAACTCAACATGCTTGGAGAACACCAATCGTCTCAGGACTCGACGACGTACAGTGGGTCCCACTGTCAGGAAGTGCACGTGAGATGGAGTACCTTAACTATAATAACCACATCATGCGAGCCGTTTGCTCGCAATTCCAAATTGATCCCATGGAGTTGGGACTCGATTATCTCGTTAGCGGAACAAATAGATCCTCTGCCAATTCCTCCAGCAATGAGTTTAAGATCAATTTTTCAAGAGAACGAGGACTTTACCCTCTACTATTAATGTACGAAGATCTCATAAATTCAGACTTATTGCCATGCTTAGATAAGGGTCTTGCTGATAAGTATGAGTTTAAGTTTGTAGGCTATACGGATGAAACGCCTCAAACAAATGCTGCACTACTTCAGGCAGAGATGACAATTCACTCTACTATGAATGATCTACTTTCTTCTGCTAACAAGGAGAAGTGGGATCATCCAATCTTTGATCTTCCTTTGAATCAAACTTTTTGGCAGCTTGTAGATACTATGATGACTAGAGGTGAAGCAAGAGAGTTGTTCCTAAATGATAAAGGAGCATCTAAGCGACCATCACTACAGTATCTACCAAAAGATCCTGCCTTCTTATCTTGGCAACAGATGCTCATGACCATCAATAGAACTAAACATCAAGATAAGATGGAAAAAGAGCAGATGGAGGCTCAGCAGCAACAAGCTCAAATTGAACAACAGCAACAAGAAGCTGAAGCTCAACAACAGCAGGTTGTAGATCAGAGAGAGCAAGAGAAACACGATGCAGAGATGGAAGCACACAAGAATGCTAAAGCTCATGCGGTTGCTAAGCATAAATCTCTTAAAGATATTGCTAAAGAGTCTGGTTTTGCCACTGAACCTATCAATGTTGGAGGTACACCAACATCAAATCCAATAAACGATTTTGGCTCTGACGAATAGTAGTTCTGTATAATACCTCTATCTATGTGGAGGAATTATGGCCTGGATTATAATTGAGGGTTTGGATCGATCTGGAAAATCCACTGTTGCTGAATATTATAAAAAGCAAGGCTATGAAGTGGTGCACATGTCTGCACCAGATAAGAAGTATTTTGAAAAAGGCTATGTTGGACCTTCTTATCTCGATGAATTGATCGAATTATATATGCAGCACGATGGTAATGACGTTGTGTGGGATCGATCGGCTTATGGTGAGTTTGTTTGGCCCAATGTGTTCGGTAGAAAGCCAAAACTCTTAGAGGAAGACCTAGAACCTCTTCAAGAGTTTGAGTATAAAAATAATGCTGAATATTTCTTGATGTATGATGAGGATAAGGAAGCTCATTGGCAAAGATGTGAACAGAACAATGAGCCTATTACTAAAAGACAGTTTATTGCTGCCGATAGAGAGTATGAAAAGTTAGTAAAAAACTATGATTTTAAAAAAACTCAACTACATGATTTTGAAAAGCTTCGAGACAGCAAAGGGAAGAATGATCCTACTGTCAAACAAGAAACAGAAACTGACAGCAAGAGAGAAGATGAGACTTCTAAGCTGCCTAGTCAAAGTTCTGTTGTTAAAGAAGATAGTCAAGAAGCAGAAACTACAGAACAGCAGAAAAAATTACAACGTGCCAATGCCATCAACAGTATACTCACGAAGCGAATAATCAAGCAACGTGGCCCTGTTTATGACGATCTAGAGCGTGATATTAAACTATTTTTAAATAGCAAGCTGTCTAATTTATTTGGTGAACCAACTCAAGATTTAACTTCAGAAGAGATAAATATAGTAAAACTTCTTTGTCAACGTTTTAAACAGAAGCAGTAAAGGAGCTAGTATGGCTACGGCTGAAAAAGAAAAGAAACCAAGACGGCGCAATAAAACGGCAGATATGGAGAAGCGCCTTGCTAATCTAGAAGCTTCTATTAGAATTTGCCAACTTATGATTCAACAGCTTGGCAAGACACTTAATTCAGCATCTACCGATCTTGGTGATCTGGCTGAAAAGCAGCGTTCAGTTCAATATCGACTTCTTGCTGTACAAGAAATTCTTCATGAAAAGCTTCCAGGAAGCAACGTTCTAGAGACAGCTGAAGAGCTTCAGATTAAAGATTTCAATGAGTTTTCTGACAAAGAAAATGTTGAAAAGGGATATGTGCCCGCTGATGTAGTTGCTGAAGATTCTGTAGTTGTTATTACTTCTGATGGTGAAGATGGAAAGGGTTTTACTCGCTCTAAATTTGAGTACGACAAAATTCAAATCCCTGGATTGAAGGAATCTATTCTTGGTAAAAAGACTGGCGATAAGTTTGATGCTAAGATTTCAGAAGTAAATCATACAGTAACCGTTTTGCAAATCTTTAAAAAGCCAGAAGTTAAAGAAGAGCCTGAAGCCGAGACCAAATAATGTCTAAGCCAATGGATCCTCGCTGTCCAAGAGGCTTAAAGCGTTGTCCTAAGACGTTTTGCCCTCTTGCAGTTCAGCGACTCAAAGCGATACGTTATGCTGACAAAGAGCTTACTGAGGAGGAAGAGGAGAACCTTCCAGGATGCCCTTGGGCAATTAGTTCTCAGATGCATAACTATTGCTTTTTCAAGTACCTGCAAGATGGTGCACCCAATCGTCAGCTGTCTGATGTTGAAATAGCTCATCTTGTAGGTACTTCCATTCCTTCTGTAAAATCTACAGAAAAGACTGCACTCAATAAACTTAAAGATAGTAATGCTTTTGAAGAGTTAAATGAACTACATACAGATAGTGATCTTTTCTCTGAGTTTGATTCAGGTGAATAGGTAAACAACCTTTTAGGCCAGCTAATGCGGTATAATTTACTTATCATTAAGAAGGTTTGCTAATAAATATCCTTCTTTTGAGTGAGTGAAAGAAAATGAGTAAACCATTAGAATTTGACATGATAGCTGGATCGCAGCTTAGGGATACGCAAGGAGAGATGCTGTCTGTTGAGGGTGCAGACATAACAGATCTAACTAGCGGAAATGGCAGAATAAATGACAACCACGGTTCAGGGTTTTTCAACAGTATTGGTAGGGTAACTAGTGCAAAGAAAATTTTTACTGAAGCAGATTGCGAAAATGATCGTCATACCTACTATTGGAACAAAGTAAAAGCGCCATATATTTATTGTGCTGGAGTGCTATATAGCAACGAAGATCACCCTAATGCTAGAGCTGCAGCTGCTATCATTAGAAATATTCATAAGTCAGACATTCCACTTAAGATGAAGGCGAGTGTTGAAGGTGGTGTAGTTGCTCGTGGAATTAAAGATCCTAACCTATTAGCTAGAACTAAAATACACTCCGTAGCCCTAACGCTAACTCCTGCCAACCAAGCTACTCTCGTAGAGCCACTTAATCTAGATAAAAGCGCTACCACTACAGAAGCAGATCAGATTCTTATAGAAAAAGCTAAACTGTTGGCTAAAAGTGATGTCCCATCTTTCAGACATATTACTAGACAAGCAACAGCAGAATCTATCAGAAACAAGATACAGAATATAGTTGACACTGCTAGAGCTAGTGGTATAGAGATCGATGCACGAGTGGATGTTGATAAATTAGTGAAATCAGTGTTGGCTAGTCGCATTGCTGACAAGGTAGAAAAAATAAACGAGCTAACAAAAGCACTAACTGCTGGATATGGTGGAGCTGGTGCACCAACTAGTAGAACTGGTGGAGCTGTAATTCAGTCAGAGTCAATGCCTATGGGCCGTGGTTTTAGGTATATAACTTGTGATAATTGCGGAGAAGAGCAGGTATATGCCACCAATCAAACCAAGTGTCGCTCATGTCAATCTGCATTTAAATTTGATAAGCTAATGAGAGCAATGTTAGATTAGTCTCACCTAGAGACGTGTTACAATAAGCCTATCCCACCTTAAATTCGATGTTTAACCCGACAGTCGTGATATCCTTATATTTGTGTTTTGATGTATGTCATCTCAACTTATGAAGGAGTCAATCGATGGCTAATAAGGAATTCATTCTCGACAAAGTCGAGCGCAATATGAAACAGCGCGGCTTTTCTGCGGAACGAGTTGGAGAAACTGTAGAACTTGAAAAGACCGGTGGCGATAAGCTCGTTGTATCTTACGCTGAAAAGGCTCTTCAATCACCTATGGGTGGAGTCGATGACTCTGCATCTCCTTTCTTGGGAATCGGAATTGCTGCACCAGGATCTTTGAAGCTCAAAGGTGCTGCTGGTGAAAACACTATCGCTGCTATCTTCGATACTGCTGAAGCTCTTGAGCTGATGCACGAACTCGCTGGATATGCTAACGATGTTGTTGTTGAGGAAGGTGACTCGGCTACTGAGCTTGCTCGAATCAAGGGTCATGCACATCTTCTAGGACTTGGATCTTAATTAAAGGTGGAAAGGAGACAGACATGAGCGATAATCTTACTAAAAGCTTGGTAAGCCTGATCGACGAGACTCTTGCTGAGCTCGACGAGTTGAAAAAGTCTGATCGATTTTCTGCTTCCGAAATTTCTATGGGCGAAAGTGAATCTAAGATGCACGGAATGCCTAAGAATGGATCTCTCGGAAAAGAAGAAGATTGTGACGATGAAGAAGCTAGGAAAGCAGAAGGAAAGAACAGCGAAGCTGATCCTGATGCTGGACATCATCAACCTGTAGCCAAAGAAGAAGTTATGCCAGAAGGCATGATGGCTAAGGAAGAATATAAAAAACAACACGAAGAAGACGAAGAGAAGAAAAAAGAAGAGATTAAGAAAGAGGAAGAAGCTCACAAGATGGATCATGGTGAAATGAAAAAGTCTGTTGAGCAAGCTGAAACTCTTATGAAGTCTTACGTTGATGCTCGATTGAATCCAATCGAAGAAAAAATCAATGGTCTCTTTGGCTTGGTTAAAGAACTTGCTGATACCCCAGTACCTGCTAAGAGTGTTTCATACAAGAATGTTACACCTCTTAACAAGTCTGAGGACGAAGTTCAACCGCTTTCTAAGTCTCAGGTTGCTAACAAGCTATTTGAGTTGAAGAAATCTGGAACAACTGTTGATAGTTCGGATATTGCTAGGGCTGAAACTGGAGGTCCTGCTGATTTACAACAAATTTCATCTAAGTATGATCTTAGGTAAGGAGATAAAGAATGTTTAACGAAGTCGTTAATCAAATTCAAGATGGAATCGAGCAGGGCTTGGTATCAGCTGAAGAAGTAGAGCAGCTTCAGAAGGCCATTACTGCTGGATTCCATCTTGAATTTGATTAACGACTTCGTTAAACATTCTTTATCTCCTTACCTAAGATCATACTTAGATG